TCTGCAACGTGTGTCAACGTTACATCTTTATCTGCACCGAACCCTAATACTGCAGCATCGCTGTCTAATGTTAAATCATCACCTACAAGAAGATCACCGTCTATGTCTACGTCACTAGAAAAGTCACCTGTAGCTGCGTCTAATTCACCAGTAACAGTAAAGTTACGTAAGCCTGTGTAGTCTTTGTTAGCGTCTAATACAACTGCCTTAGATGCAATCGCTGTACCTATTGCAGTACTACCTAAGTCTAGTGCGTTGATCTCACCTACAACTACAGTAGCTCCATCTAGTATGTTTAACTCTTCTGGTGTAGAACTAACTTGAGTATTACTTGCTGCAGCTAGAACAGGTAGTGTACCTGATTGGTTAGGTAAGTTAATTGTTCTGTCTGCTGTAGGATCTACAACTGTAAGTGTAGTCTCGTGGTCATCTGCAGTAGCACCTTCAAAAACTACAGCGTTAGCTGCTTCCATAGTAACTGTGTCAACTTGTGTAGTTGTACCTGTTACAGTTAAGTCACCCGATATAGTTACATTGTCTGTAAATACTACATCGTCTGTTCCTGTAGGAACTCGCATAACAATAGTATCAGCATCGTTTTTAATTGTTACATCATTTGTTGAACCTTGGCCTGTAAGAATAAGACCTTCAACAGATGTGTAACCTATAGCTGCGTTATCTCCTGCTGCTGTGTCACCTGCTGGCTCTACTGTACCTGAAGTAGTAATGTTACCTGCTGCAACTACTGTACCTGATACATCTAAGTTACCATTTAGATCTACTGTAGTAGCAGCTAATTGTATCTCTGTATCAGCAACAATGTCTAGTTGACCATCTGTGCTAGAGTTTAAGTATAGCCCTGTATCACGGAACTGTATCTTATTGTCTGTAGCTATAGTTGTAGCAGCAGCTATGTTAACCGCACCATCAATATCAACTATGTCTAAGTTAGCTGTACCGTCTATATCTATATCACCAGATATATCTAGTGCTGTACCTATCAGTGTCTGTGTCAGTGTTACCTGACCATTAGAGGCAATAGTTATAGCGTCTACATCTGATGCAGATCCTATAGTCTTACCGTCACCTATGATTATGTCATCAGCAAATGTAGCAATACCAGTTACACCTAATGTACCACTGACATCCATTGTACCGTTAACATCAATAGCTGTAGCGTTAAGTTCAATCTCATCTGTTGCGTTAATGTCTAAGACTGTAGCACTAGGAGCGTTAATAAACTGTGACGCATCGTTAAACTGCAGTGCCATTGTGCTGTTAAGTAACAAGCCTGTGTCAGCTACGTGTGTCAGTGTGACATCTGTATCAGCACCAAAACCTAGTACAGCAGCATCAGATAAAAGTGTAAGATCATCACCTACTGTAGCATCAGCAGACATAGTAACATTACCACTAACACTAGCAGTACCGTTTATATCTATTGTAGTAGCTGTAAGGTCTATCTCATCTGTAGCACCTAGTGATAATACAGTAGCACTTGAGCCGTGTATAAACTGTGATGCATCATTAAATTCTATTTTTCTAGTGCTGTTTACACGTACACCTGTGTCTGGGATATGTGTAAGTGTTACGTCTTGGTCAGCACCTAAGTAGATAACTCCTGAGTCACCTAAGTAAAGATCACCAAACTCTAAGCTAGATGTACCTAGTGTAGCACCGTCAGCTACTGTAGGAACAAACGCTGTACTTGCTGATATAGTAGTACCAACTATTGTACTAGAGCCAGTTATAGCTCCAGTTACACCTAGTGTACCAGCTACAGTACCATTAACGTCAACGTCAAGTGTATCAATGTGAGCTGTGCCATCTATAAAAATGTCACGCCACTCTTGACTAGCACTACCTAAGTCATACGTATTGTCATCGTCAGGTATGATGTGTGAGTCTACGTCTGCACCAAACACAACATTGTCTGACGCACTGTCACCTAACGTAAGTGTGCCACCATTAAATGTAGTAGTACCTGTAACTGTTGCATTACCTGCTACTGTTAAGTTACCACCTACTGCTAGGTTGCCAGATATATCAGCAGCACCATTCATGTCTATAGTAGTAGCTGCTATCTGTATTTCTGTGTCAGCTACAAGATCTAGCTGTCCATCTGCTGAAGAGTTAATATATATTGCTGTATCACGAAACTGTAGTTTTTCTGTAGAAGCTACGAGTATGTCATCAGAGAACTCAAAGTAGTCTTCGTCTTCCATCCATTTAAATACACCGTCATTTGATTCACCATCAAATGTTACTGTTATGTCTGTACCTGCTGTAGCGTCACCTATAGTAATAGAAGTGCCAAGTAGCTTAGTTATTGGGCCACCTTCTCCTGTAGTATTATCGTGTGTGTGTCCTGTAGATGCAGCAAATGCAGCAACGAGTTGATCAAACTCATCATTACTGTCTGCTGCTTGTACTACATCTCCATCAGTATACGAAGACTGTCTTGTATAAGTTGCTCCCATTTACCTTCTAGCTCCTAAGTCAAATTCTAATTGAAAACCTTTTAGTGAGTATGGTGCAGTTATTCCACCATCGTTAACTCTTAATGCTACCGCAAATCCTGATCCTTCTACTGGCTGTCTTACGAGTGGCTGTGATGCTCCACCGTATGTAGGCCCACCATATACTGATACTCCGTATATACCAGCAATGTCAGAAGAATCTAGTGGGTATGCTGCTGGTCTAGCAGATGTTGCACTTTCATAATCATACCTTACAAATAAGTCTGCGTCAATACTAGATTCAGGTTTAAAGTTAACTATAACCCTTTTCATGTGTTTTCTTATTCCGGGATCATCCATAGTTAGGTCAGAACTACGATACTTTGCGTCTATTGCTACCCCATTAAAGTCGTTGCCTTCTTCTTGTCTATATATAAACCCATCAAACCCACCATGTAAAATCATAATGTTACCCTGCTCAATAAATGAGTCAGTACACGCAGGTTTAATTCCTTTTATCTTAGAGAACTCATAGGCTGGTTGTCCACTTTGTTGCTGTTTAAGTACACAGATAATACCTTCTGTTCTACTTTCTAGTCCTGCAGTCTTAGTAAAGAATAATCTATACTGTGTTTTTTCTGGTATAACTACAGACTCAAATACAGCAGAGTCTAAAATGTTATCATCAAATATAGACTGAACATTACTACTAATTGTACCAATGTTAACGTCACCGATGTTCTGTGTACCAGCAACTGTTCGTAAACCATCAGGCCCTAAGAATATTAGATCACCTGCAAATTCCTGTATTGTCTTACCATTTATACAACCAATGTCTCTTGTAACAGGAGTAACTGCAAAGTTAGCAGAAGAGCTACCTGTCAATTTAAATATTCTATTTTGACAGAATATAAATAATGCGTCACGGAAAACTTTTAATCCTACAATAGTATCATCAACTTTAATACTACCTGCACCTTGACCACTTTGAAAATTATCTTCGTCAAAGGGTACACTAAATACTAACTCTTGTGGTGTACCTGACATACCTGCGTAAAACATATGTTCTCTGTATGAAGCTACAATACTTGCTCCTGCTACAGAACTAGTACTTACATCTGTTGTAGCTAACGAGGTATTTAAAACTACAGGTGCGTTTGTTCCATCAACAAGAACTATCTTGTCATTACCATCGTAGTTGTATCTCTCAAAAGAATATTTACCTGCGCTAGTTCTTCCTGTGTCTCTTACTGTCCATGTCTCAGATACTACAGTTCTATTTGTATCTCCTGTAGCCGCATGTGCAGCAGCAGATGTGCTATTTGTAGCACGAGTAACACCAGTAAATGTAGTAGCAGTTTTACCTGTATATGTAAATTCTTCTAAGTCAATTACAAAGCTACCACTAGAACTAAATCCATCTGTAGATTTAACTGTAACTGTACCTGAACCAGACATAGTTTCACTAGAAGTTATTTTATTAGTAGATGCTCTACCTAAGTCAGTAGATGCAGAACTAAAAATCTTTTCACCTCTAGCTGCTAGTACGTTGTTATTAAAAAATGTAACTAGTAATACTGCTTCTTCAGAACTACTTGTTTGAGGAACAATAGATCTAATGTGTCTTTTAAAACCATCAATACGTCTGTAGCCACCTTCTACATCAGGCTCAAAGTTTTCCAGTTGTAACGCTTCTCCTGCTCTCATTATAAATGTAGAACGATTAGAGATTAAGCCACCTTCACATACAAATGGAAAGTGTTGCGTTTGTGCTAAATCAGGCATTAAATAATCCTAGTTGATGTTCGTGACCCTATATAGTTTGTAGACTGCGGTATAAAAGTTGATCGTAGATAGTCGTATCTATTTACTAATAGAGTCTGCATGTGTTTTATGCCATCTTCAAAACGTGTAAATGTTACACCATACTGTTGCATTTCACCACGATACTGATACACTAAAGCTGTAGCTCCATCTACTATAACTGCAGCAAATCTGTCAGGTATAGTAGTAGTGTCACCGTGTGCAGCTAAGTCTGTTGGAAAAGTAAAGTAATCAAATTTTAGTGAATAAGATTTTGTGGGAAAAGGATATAGTATGTAGTTATTGTCAAGAGTTCTTGTTACGTATTTAGGTATTCCACCATTGTCAAACTGTGCAACCTGCACACCACTTGCGTGTGCTGCTGCAGTAGTTCCACCAGTAGCTCTAGTGACACCAGTAAGAGTCGTTGAAGAACCTACTGCTGTATACGTCATAACTTCATTACCTACAAAAACAGTA